CAGATTGTCGCGTGAAATGCAGAGCAGAGCAACGCAAGAACGCCCTAAAAAGTGGCAGCAAGCGGAACTCCTTCCTGAGCCTGATAAACAGCCGGGATATGCGTACAGATGGGTTCGGGTAACAGTTCTAGAGAAAGCTGACCAGCGCAACATTACCGGCAAGTTCCGGGAAGGTTGGGAGCCAGTCGCAGTCGAAGAGCAGCCCAAGTTTCAAATGTTAATCGACCCCGATAGTCGATTTAAAAATAATATCGAAATTGGTGGGTTATTGCTTTGCAAGTGCCCGATTGAGTTTATGGAGCAGCGTAATGAACATTTTGCGCAGATCACACAAGCTCAAACGGATGCTGTTGACAATAACCTAATGCGTCAAAGTGACCCGAGGATGCCTCTCTTTAGAGAGAACAAGTCTTCGACAAGCTTTGGCAAAGGTGTTTAATTCAAGGAGTTTTTAAATGGCATATCCTGTCGTATCAGCTCCATATGGGCTGTTGGCACAGAACCTGATTGGCGGTCAAGTATTTGCGGGTTCAACCCGTATGTACCCCATCCAATACGGTTACTCAACCGACATCTTCTATGGTGATTTCGTTGTTCTATCCCGTGGCTTCGCCACACGCGCCTCAGTTTCTACTGGCACTGGTTTGAACCAGACTACCGGTATCTTCTTGGGCTGCACATTCACCAACCCTCTGACTAAGCAAAAGCAGTTTTCACAATACTGGCCTGCAAGCACCGCCGCTGGCGATTGCCAAGCCTACGTGTTGGATGATCCTGATGCTGTGTTCAAGGCTGTTGTGTGTTCTTCTGGCACTACTGTCGCTTCTGGCGCTTTGGCGATGATTGGCACAAACGTGTCAGCTATCAATAACACCGGTAGTACAACTACTGGCAACTCTGCTAACGCAGTTTTGGCTCCTGTTGACACTCCTGTCACCACCACTCTGCCTTTGCGCGTGATTGATGTTGTGCATGACACAGCAGTTGATTTAGGTACAGCTATTTTCAGTTCAGGTACAACCACCTTGACCGTGAGTGCTCTGCCTTTCGCATTGCCAGTTGGTACAGACGTTTCTGTGTTGACCACAAACGGTCAGCTTGCACAGACAGGTTCTTTTGTTGATACCGCAGCCGCAGCAGGCGCAACTTCTGTTGTGCTGAACCAAGCCGCCACATTCACATTGAACTCTGGTGTTTACACATCGACTGTGGTTTTCACTCAGTATCCTGAAGTCTTGGTTAAGTTGAACCAAGGTTTGCACGGTTACTATTCCGCCACTGGCGCATAAGGAGTTACTTAAATGGCTATTTCACGCGCACAACTACTGAAGGAACTCCTTCCCGGTTTGAATGCTTTGTTTGGTTTGGAATATGCTCGCTACGGCGAGGAACATAAAGAAATTTATGAAACCGAAACTTCAGAGCGTTCTTTTGAAGAAGAGACCAAACTGTCTGGTTTCTCTGCTGCTCCAGTTAAAAACGAAGGCCAAGCCATCGCTTATGACAATGCACAGGAAGCATGGACTGCTCGATATAACCACGAAACCATTGCTTTGGGTTTCTCGCTGACCGAAGAGGCCATCGAAGATAACTTGTACGACAGCTTGTCTGCTCGTTACACCAAAGGTCTGGCTCGTGCTATGTCTTATACCAAGCAGGTTAAAGCTGCTGCTGTTTTGAACAACGGTTTCTCTGCCGCTTATACCGGTGGTGATGGCGTCGCTCTGTTCAGCACTGCTCACCCGCTGATTAACGGTGGCACTAACTCCAACCGTCCTTCCACCGCTGCTGACTTGAATGAAACTTCGTTGGAAAACGCTGTTATTCAGATCGCTGCTTGGACAGACGAGCGTGGTTTGTTGATCGCTGCTAAGCCTAAGAAGTTGATTGTTCCTCCTTCATTGCAATTCGTGGCTACCCGCCTGTTGGAAACCAGCCTCCGTGTTGGCACAACTGACAACGATATCAATGCACTGAAGAACAACGGTTCTATCCCTGAAGGATATACACAGAACCACTTCTTGACCGATACCAATGGTTGGTATCTGACTACTGACGTGCCTAACGGTATGAAGCATTTTGTCCGTACTCCGCTGTCTAACAGCATGGACGGCGACTTCGACACCGGCAACGTGCGTTACAAGTCTCGCGAGCGTTATTCGTTCGGCTGGTCTGATCCGTTGGGAATGTACGCATCCCCCGGTTCGTCCTGATGAAAAAGGGGGCCTTGTGCCCCCTTTTCTTTTGGTGTATATTGAAGGCATTCCGAGAATCATCGGTGTATCAAACAGGCTCGGCTGACCTCATGCAGATTGATACGCCACAACGCATGGAGAATTAACATGGCAAATAGCACATTTAGCGGCCCAGTAAGATCGCAAAACGGTTTTGAGACTGTTTCAATCAGCCCAATCACTGGCGCAGTTACCGTCACTTCTACTCTTGGTGCAGCTACCAGCGTAACAACCTTGGCTGCTACAACCGTAACGGCTACAAATCTGGTTTTTACAGATCAGAATCACCCAACAACTGCTGCAATTAACGCAACAGCTACAGCCACAGCAGCACAAGTTGCAACCGGCTACATCACATCTACTTCCGCCGCAGCCACAACCATCACCTTGCCTACCGGTACAGACCTTGGTACTGCTATTAGCGCAACTCGTGGAACTGTTTTGGACTTGTATGTTGACAACACCGCTGGCGCAAACACAGTGACTATTGCTGTAGCAACTAACGGCATCTTGTCTGCCGCCGCTGCCGCTGGCTCTGGTGCTGGCGCAGGTCTGTTGACCGTTGCCAACGGTGTAACCGGGGTTGGCTGCTTCCGCATCATGTTCTCAAGCGCAACCGCATACGTTTTCTCTCGTATTGCTTAATTGATCTAAGGGGCTTCGGCCCCTTTTTAAAAGGAGATTAATTATGATGCAGACAGACGTAAAAGCCGCGCACCTTGACGCAAGCGGTGTTATTTTTGCTGGGCCTACCCGGGTTAAGGGGTTCTCTATATCCCCCGGGGGTACTGCTGGCGAAGTTGAGTTTTACGACAACGCGAGCGCTGCTAGCGGGACTATTCGCCTTACCTTGAATGTATCTACAAACCAAGCCCTTGATTCGCTGGCAATCCCGGGGGAAGGCATCAGGTTCTACAACGGCGTTTATGTTTCAATGCCAGCTAATACGCACTTGACCGTTTACTATGGCTAAGAAAAAAGGCCCCTCTCTAGCTGTCGGTCGTGGTGAAAAGCTACCTGTTTCCAAGGGGGCGGGTCTGACTGCCAAAGGTCGTGCCAAGTACAACGCAGCAACAGGAAGCAATCTGAAGGCTCCACAGCCCGAAGGTGGCCCACGCAAGAAGTCATTCTGCGCTCGTATGTCTGGTATGCCCGGGCCTATGAAAGACGAAAAAGGCAAGCCTACCCGCAAGGCGGCTTCTTTAGCAAGATGGAAATGTTGAGGTAAACATGAACAACGACATAAAAACAATGACTGATGGCGCTGCTGTGGTTGTCGGACTTGGCGGTTTTATGGGCTGGATGACTCCTGTCGTAGCGCTTATTGGTGGAATATTGACCATTGTGTGGATGACTATTCGCATATGGGAAACTGAAACTGTTAAGAACTTGGTGGCTAAGTATGCCAAGCACGAGTAAGAAGCAGCACAATTTCATGGAAGCGGTGGCCCACAATCCAGCGTTTGCCAAGAAAGCCGGAGTCCCGCAGTCAGTGGGCAAAGAATTTTCAAACGCCGACAAAGGCAAAACTTTTAAAAGAGGTGATGATATGGCTTCCAAAATGAATCCCGGAATGATGGCAATGATGGCTAAGAAAAAACCCATGAAAATGGCTGGTGGCGGTATGCCCATGAAAGACGGTAAACCTGCTTTTATCGGTGACGGTAAGGGTGCGATGAAAAAAGGCGGCATGGCGACATCATCTATGGGCAAGGTGAAAACCGCTGCCCCTAGCCGTGACGGTGTTGCTTCTAAAGGCAAAACCAAAGGCACAATGATTAAGATGAAATCTGGCGGCAAAACCTGCTAAGGAATAATCATGGCAACAAGCGATTTTGGCAAAGCATTCCGTGCAGCTCGTGAAGCTGGCGACAAAGAATTCGAGTTTGGTGGGAAGAAGTACAACACCAAACTGAAGGAAGAAGACTCCGCACCTGCAAAGAAAGCCGCTCCTGTAAAAGACACTTCTAACTACAGCAATGAAGGCCGTAGTTCTGCAAAAGACACTTCTAACTACAGCAATGAAGGCCGTAGTTCTGCAAAAACAGAAAGCAAGCCTGAGAAGAAGACCGGTATCGGCCCATACAACGCATTCAGCGGTGTCGGTGACTATCTGAACAAGACATTTACTAGGGAAGGTCGGGAAGAAGTTACAAAAGAAGCCAAAGAAAGATATGGCATGAAAAAAGGTGGCGCTGTTTCAGCTTCTCGTCGCGCAGATGGTATTGCTCAGCGGGGTAAAACTCGCGGAAAGATGTGCTAAATCATGGCAACTAAATTTCCCCCCGGACAAGACATGGAGAACGTCTCCCCTAAAGACTTAGAGGAAGCTAAGACGTACACCAAGGAACGTAAGGCGTATAAGGATGCCTCTCAAATTGGGCGTGATCGTGCAGTGGGAGACGTAACTCATATATTTAAGCCCATGGTTGAGAAAATGCAGGCGGCTAAAAACGAAAGAAAAGCAGCGTCAGCAGACCGCGCATCACGCGTAAATGTGATGGGCGACACCTATAAAAAAGGTGGCTCAGTTTCTAGTCGCGCCGATGGTATCGCTCAGCGAGGTAAGACTCGCGGAAAGATGTGCTAAATCATGATGTCCTCTCGCGGTATGGGCGCTATCAGCCCTTCTAAAATGCCTAAGGCCAAGACGATTACCCGCAAGGATGATCCGAATAAAGTCGAGGTATATAAAGAGGGTGGAAGCGTGAATGCGGCTGGTAATTACACAAAGCCTGAACTGCGTAAGCGGATCGTGTCTCAAGTCAAATCTGCGGCAACACAAGGTACTGGAGCGGGGCAGTGGTCGGCGCGTAAAGCGCAGCTTGTAGCCAAGAAATACAAAGCTGCGGGCGGGGGCTATCGAGATTGAAAGCGCCGCAGACTTCCCTTAAAAACTGGGGTGACCAGAAATGGCGCACTAAGTCGGGGAAGCCTTCGTCAAAAACAGGTGAGAGGTATCTCCCTGAAGCGGCTATCAAGTCTCTATCCTCTGCTGAGTATGCTGCTACAACCAAAGCCAAGCGTAAAGGTAAGGCGGCGGGCAAGCAGTTTGTAGCCCAGCCTAAAGGCATAGCGAAGAAAACAGCGGGTTTTAGATAATGGCTTACACATCCTCTTCCGATTCGTTTAACCTTGATCTCAATGAGATGATCGAGGAAGCGTATGAGCGGGCAGGTCTAGAGGTTCGTACTGGTTATGAGTTTCGTACGGCACGTCGTTCGTTGAACCTGTTGACAATTGAGTGGGCAAACCGTGGCATCAATTTGTGGACTGTAGAAGAAGGCGCGATTGCGCTTGTGACTGGTCAGGCGGTATACCCCCTTCCAGAAGATACGATTGACTTACTTGACCATGTTATTCGGCAGAACAACGGTGTAGCGTCAAATCAGACAGATATCAACATCAGTCGTATCTCTGAGCCTACCTATTCCACCATCCCGAACAAACTCACGACTGGTCGTCCAATCCAAGTGTGGATCAATCGCCAATCAGCCCAGACAAATGCGACTTCAGTCACGCTAAATGGCACGATTACCAGCACTGCAACAACTATTGTGGTCAGCAATGCGTCAGGGTTAACCACTACTGGGTTCATCAAGATTGACTCCGAGACCATTGGGTATACAAATATAGATGGCAACAGCCTAATAAATTGCACTCGTGGGCAGAACTACACTACGGCAGCGGCGCATACGACTGGCGCGGCAATATATGTTCAGAACCTGCCTTGTATCAATGTTTGGCCTGCCCCCAATGCTGGTGGGGACTACACGTTTGTGTATTGGAGACTGCGTAGACTTCGTGATGCTGGCAATGGCGTAAACGTGCAAGACATCCCTTTCCGTCTGATTCCTTGTATGGTGGCAGGGCTGGCGTTCTACATCGGTTCTAAGCGGCCTGACGTTTCCCCCGATCGTGTGGCGTTCTTAAAGGGTGAGTATGAGCAGCAATGGCTGTTGGCATCTCAAGAAGATCGTGAGAAAGCTCCAGATCGGTTTGTCCCAAGGCAGTTGTTCTACTGAGGTGAGCTATGCCAAATAGATTTGCTTCAGGTAAATATTCAATTGCCGAATGCGACAGGTGTGGGCAACGGTATAAGCTCAAGGAACTCCGCAAGCAGATTGTTAAGACCAAGATATACGATATCAAAGTTTGTCCAAGCTGTTGGGATCCAGATCAGCCACAGCTTCAGTTGGGTATGTACCCGGTCAGTGACCCTCAGGCAGTGCGTGAGCCAAGACCTGACGTGACCTATGCAGTCTCAGGCTTGCTTGAGGATGGATATAACGGAGGCGGTAGTCGAGTATTTCAGTGGGGTTGGAACCCAGTCGGTGGTTCATCTGGTTTTGACGCGGCTTTGACCCCAAATAACTTGGTTTTGGTTGTAGAACTTGGTACAGTAACGATAGCAACGACATAAGGAGTTAATGATGGACAAGAAAGATTTGAAGCAGGACAAAAAGATGATTGCTGGCGCGGTGCATAAGCATGAAAAAAAGCTGCACCCCGGCAAGCCTATGACTAAATTAGCTAAAGGCGGTGTGACCACCGACCAAATGAAAGCTGTTGGTCGTAACATGGCGCGGGCAAACAATCAAAGGAGCGGTTAATGGCTAAATTCAGCATGAAACAAGGCGGTAAAGAAGTTGGCGACGCCAGCGTCTATGCTGAACCTCACACTATGGATGGCAAGGCCATGAAGGTTACTTCAAACGGTAAAGAGCCAAGTAGCAGTAAGCTTGATACGCTTGATATGAGCGTCGGCGCAATCAGTAAATCTGCCGGTAATGAACCAATCAAAACAACTGGTATCAAAATGCGTGGCACAG